ATGCACGAAAGATGGTATCCTCTTACCGATTCCGGTTACTACACCGGGGATCTCACCGTAATGCTCTCCACGGAGTGGGAGTGCTGCGCAGCGGATGTGTCTCCATACCGGGGCTGCACCGTGGAAGTGCACGCTGTCTCCGATGGGACCGGCTTCTGCGCCCTGACGGATGGAAGCGGCGCTGTACTGCAGCGCTGGAGCGCCGTCCCGGAGACGCTGGCCCTTCCGGACAACGCCGGGCGGCTGTACATCAGCAACCGCCATACGGAGAATCCCGATTTTTACATCGCTGTGCCCCGGGGTGTGCGGAAAGCACCCAACGGCCTGCTGTTTTACGAGGACTTTACCGCACCTGACGCACCGGACGGCACGCCGCTGCCGCTGGGCATCGACAACGCTTTGGTGATCCCCCGTTCCACGGCGCTGGATGACTGGACCTTCACCGCGGAGATCACCTCCGCGGATCACACCGAGGAGGTCTTCTTCGGCTCCCGGATCACCCAGTCCCGCCCGTGCCGTCATGCCACGCTGTGCTCTGTTAATTTTGCCGATGCCACTTTGCGTTTGTATCGCGGCAGTGACGGATCAGCTGCCCCCACCGATGCGGTGCAGAGTGCGGATATTTCGTCCATTATCCCCACCGACAGAGGCCGCTGCCATTACACCCTCCGGGTGGAGCGGGTGGATTCTGCCATCCGTGCCTCCGTCATCAGCGGCGTTACCGGCCAAAGTGTCTCCGTCTTTCAGGAGCTGTATCCGGAGGAGACCGCCGCTACCGTGGCCGGGGCCTGCGCGGCGGGCAAGATGTTCGACTCGCCCCAGCTCTTCGCCGCTGCGGGACAGCCTCTGCTGCGCCGGTGCTATGGCGCCGCCAAAACCACACCAAAGGTGATGTTCTTTGGCGACAGCCTGACCCAGGGCGCGCACAATCTGCCCAAGGACGGCTGGGCCCAGATGTCTGCGGCGTATTTTGGCGACAGCATGTGCTGCGGCCGAGGCTCCGGCGACATCTGGAGCTGCCTCAATCAGGTGCGTTCTCTGGTGCCGGCGTGCCGTCCCAAGGCCATGGTGGTCACCATCGGCGCCAACAACAGCGTGGACGTTACCGCCAGCCTATACCAGAAGTTCATTCACATGGCGGAATACTGGGGCGTCATCCTCGTCCTCAACTGCGTCCCCGCCTGTGACAAGCGTCCCCAGAATGAGGCCATGAACCGGATCCTCCGGCGGCTGCCTGCCCTGAAGTGCCGGTTCGATCTGGTCACCACCCGCGATTTTGTCCCCGGCGGCCCTCAGATCGCCGAATATTACGTGGCGGACATGACTCATCTCAACGGCGCAGGCAACCGCGCGCTGTATGAGCGGTTTATCCACGATTTCGCATGGCTGAAGACATTATAAAATAGAATGACCAGCAGAAGGAGGCGTTGCAAAATGCAACGCCTCCTTGAAATTCCGCAAGAAGTTTATGACTTCTTGCGGAATTTTCGCCTGCGGGCGGGAGATTTGAACCGTGACAGCCCAGGCTGCCTTCTCTTGCCGCTGCGCGGCAATTCACCTTGTGGGGGCTCCAAGACCGCCCCCTTCACACATCCCCTGCCAGGAGTGCCTACTCCTCTTGCGGGTATTTCTATTTTGCAACAGACCCTTTTTCGCATTTACGGCAGTGGTAGGCGGCGTTCCGTCTGCACCCGGCCCAGGCACAGCAGCGACCGGGTCTCACCTGCGGGGATCAGAATGTCCTCCTGCGGCCTCCGGCGGTCAACGGCAAAGAGATAGGTGATGCCGAAGACGTCCCGGTGGTACTGGCGGCAGAGAGTGACGCCCCGGTACTGGAACAGTCCCACATCCCCGGGGGTCAGGGCGCAGTCGTCGCACAGCAGCAGCTCCCCCTGCCGGAAGTGGGGCAGCAGGGAATCGTCCGGCACCCGGAAGCCGAAGCTGACATTTTCCGACTGACCGTCCCACCGGATGGCCACAAAGGGCGGCGGCGGGCCGGGGAGAACCCGGTAGTCCGTGACGGGCAGGGTCGGCACGTTTTCTGCCGCCAGCCCATCGGCGGCATGTTCCAGCTGCCGGATAGTCAGCTCGTCCCGGTAAAAATGCTCCTGCTCCAGATGCGCCAGCTCATGGCGCAGCCGCTCCGCCTGCTTCTCCGGCGGGAAGAGGGTATTGATATAAATGGTAAATGTACCGTCGCCATGGGAGGCCGCCACGGATTCACTGGCCATATTGGGGAACTGCACATAGCGCACCCAGTAATCCACGCCCTCGATATACTTCATGTGTTGCTCTGCATCTCCTCGATCATTTTCACAATGGCTTCGATCTGGCTCTTTGTGGCGTTCTTCGTCACAGAGAACAGCAGCCGCGTCTCCGGTCGGCTGCGCAGCTCGTCCAGATATTCCCGCAGGTCGTCATCGACATTGTCGATGGCGGCATTTTTGTTTGGCTCATCTCCCGTCAGCAGATAGTCGGTGGTGACGCCGAAATACTCGGCGATCCTGTTCAGCGTCTCGCCGTTGGGGGTGGCGCCGGTGCGCTTCCACTTGCTGCCGATGGTGCGGCTGAGCCCCATCTCCACCGCGGCACGGGTCACACTGACGCCCTTTTTCTCACAAAGCTGGCAAAACAGGTCATAAAACACAAAATCAGCCTCTTTCTTTTGTGCAAGAGGACGAAGCTTACTTTTTTCAGCTTTTGACGTTGACAAGCCTACCAAAGTATACTATACTGGGGGTACAGTGTACGACTAAAGTAAGCTGTTGTGGAGGAAATCCGCCTCTTGCTTTGATATATCCAAGAAAAGCATACCACAATGGCTTACCTTAGTCAACTGCAAAATGACAGGAGGATACGACTTTGGAGGACAATTACAGCCTGTGGAGGCTGATGGAGCGGGAGGAGGAGCGGTGCATGGCGCGGCTGCCGGTGTGCAGCTACTGCGGACGAAATGTGCAGGAGGACTACTATTACCGCATCAACGATGAGATCATCTGCCCGGACTGCATGGAGCACTGCTTCCGGGTGGAGCGGGAGTATCCGGAGGGAGGGGGCGCTCTGTGAAGGAGAGGCCGGGCTTTATGCTGTATTTTGAGGTGGCGGACGCCCTGAGCTCCATGGCGGACGCGGAGGCGGGACAGCTGCTCAAGGCGCTAATCGCCTATGCCCGATGGGGAGAGGTGCGGGAAATGACGGGGATGGCGGCCTTTGCCTTTGAGATGATGCGGGGACGCATGGACAGGGATGCCGAGGCATATCGGGAGAAGTGCCGGAAGAATGCGTACAACGCATATACCGGGGCAGCCAGACACCGTGGAGAAACACCAATGGCATATGAGAACTGGATGGAAGCGTTGGCATGCGAACGCATGCCAACTACAACTACAAACACAACCTCAAACACAACAGCAATCTCAGACACAGACCGAAAGCCGCCGGATGTGGGACTTTCCACGGGGTTTTCCACAAAGGACTGCCGGGACGATGACACGGCGTGGGTGCTGGAGTATCTGGAAGAGCGGAAACGAAGCGGGAAGGGAGGAGCAGAATGCAGGAAACATACAGGAAGCTGAGGGAAGAGCTGGAAGGCTGCCGGCAGATCATGGCACTGGATCAGGCGGTGCTGGCGGCCGTTTTGACTGAAATCGGAGAGGTGACGGTGCGCCGGGAGGACATCCGCCGTCATCTGCAGGAAAATCGGCAGGTGCGGGCGGCCTATGATCCGGAGGCGGGTACATACACCCTCCGGCCGGAAGGAGCGGATGGCCTTGTGTGAGGAAAAGAGCCCTGTGCAGCGGGACGAAAAGGGCCGCTTCGTCAAGGGCGTCAGCGGCAATCCCAGCGGCCGGCCGCCGCTGCCGCCGGATTTCCGCCGGTTCGGCAGGGAGGCCGCTGCCCGCCTCCGCGCCATTGCCGACGATCCGGACACTCCGGTGAAGCTGAAGGCGGAGATCGAGTGGTTTTTCATTGAGGGCGTGTACGGCAAGGCCGCTTCCCGGACGGAAAAGGAGGGGAAGGGAAGCGCCCCGTCCACGGAGCAGACCATCAAATTTGAGGGGGTGTTGGAGGAATGGAGCGGATAAGAAGGGCTCCCGCCGCAAACCAGCGCAGCGTTTGCGGTGGGAAGAGGACGAGCAGCGGAGGGAAGGAGGTGTGGCGTGTACGCCGCACCGAGAGATCCGGAGCTTGTGAGGACGACGAGGGGGTG